CATGGCTGACAATATCACCGACTTTAGACTGGGAAAATGCGACAATAGTCGCCTAAGCAAAAGGAGAAAGCATGGCAACGACGACCAATTACGGATGGACAACGCCTGACAATACGGCACTTGTCAAAGATGGCGCATCCGCAATTCGCACACTGGGATCATCGGTGGATACAACCGTGAAGGCGTTGTCTCCGGGAACGACAGCCGGTGACGTCGATTACTACACATCCAGCACAGCAAAAGCTCGACTTGCTATTGGTACGACTGGACAAGTCTTAACAGTGGCCGGCGGAGTGCCATCATGGGCAACATCATCAAGCGGCGGCATGACTCTTATTAGCACTACAACACTTACAGGCGCAAGCGTTACTCTTTCGAGTATTCCTTCAACTTATAACAATCTATTTATCGTTATTAGACTTCCGTTAAATGCAACTGATGCCCAAGAATTAAACATGAGATTCAATGCAGATTCTACAGCCAATCGTCATAATTGGAATAATTCATTCACAAGTCAAACAATGACTTTTGATACTACTTTTATGCGACTTGCCGCTTCTTATGATAATGCAACAACACAAGGACTAATTACTCTAACAATCCCAGATTATGCAAACACTACAACTTGGAAAATGGGTTATGTTTATTCATTAACAAACAATGAAACAACGCCTACAGGTGGCAGAATTCACGCTGGAAATGGATTCTATAATCAAACAGGAGCAATTTCTTCGCTTTTATTCTTTCCACAATCAGGAAACTTTACTTCAGGCACAGTTCTACTTTACGGAGTTAAATAATGGTTAAAACATCTCGACCAATGGTAAGAATTCATAACATCGAAACAGATGAAGTAATTGATCGTGAAATGAATGATGCAGAATTCGCACAATATGAAACGGATCAAGCTGCTAACACAGCTCATCAAGCAGCCGCAGCTCAAAAGGTTGCGAATCGTGCGGCACTTCTCGCACAGCTAGGCATCACCGAAGAGCAAGCGAAGCTCCTACTCGGATGACGTATCCAACTGGCACAGCTGCTCGACTCGTCGAAGTAGCGTTGGCAGAAGTCGGCACGATTGAAGAAAGCGACAATCTGACAAAGTACGGCAAATTTATGAAGGCCGACGGCTTGCCATGGTGCGGATCATTCGTCAATTGGTGCGCGGATCAAGCTGGAGTCAAGATTCCATCCATGGTCTCAACAGCTGCCGGAGCTAATAAATTAAAAGATATTGGCCGATGGATTACAGACAAGCCGCAAGTCGGAGACTTATGTTTCATGGACTTTCCGCATGACGGCATTGACCGAATCTCTCACATCGGCATCGTCGTCAAAGCTGGAATCAATTCCGTGATCTGCGTTGAAGGCAACACATCCGGCACTGGAGATCAACGTAATGGCGGAATGGTCATGATTAAACGTCGCAACATCGGAAAAGAAATCGTCGGCTTCGGTCGTCCGAAGCTTGTCGCCTACTCGGGAGAATTGCCAGCTGTGGAGATTCCAGATGAAGCTCCCAAGAAAGGTAACAAAAAGAAATGAAACAAATCCAAGCAATCGCAGCATCGTGGCTTCGCTCATTCTTAGCCGCATCACTGGCCGTCTATATGGCCGGAGTAACAGATCCGAAGACGATTGGCATGGCTGGTCTTGCAGCTGTACTGCCGGTCATTCTTCGCTTCTTAAATCCATCAGACGCATCATTCGGGATCTCAAAGGGAAAGTGATTCCGAAAGCACTGGCGGCAGCGATTGGAATGGGGCTAGTCCTGTCGCTGTCGTCGTGCGCTTACCAAGGATGGACAAGATATGACTGCCAACTCTTCGAAAACTGGAATGCTCCAGAATGCAATCCGCCACAGTGCAAGGCGTCAGGTACTTGCACAGAAGACATCTTCGGACATGATCCGCGTGAAGCACTCTCGACGCTACACAAATGAGCAGCTTAAAGCTCGGCTCATCGTATTCATCGGAGTCGTGCTAGCTGCCACATTCTGCTTCTCAGTCTTCGGAATGCTGTACGCGCTGATCTTCGTGACTCAGCCACTAGGCGATCAAGCTCCGAATGACAGAGCATTCATCGAGCTTCTTTCAACGCTCACAATCTTCTTGACTGGAGCTCTTGGCTCAGTCTTGGCATCAAACGGACTCAAAGACAAGCCGAAATCGCCGGAAGACACGCCGAAAGTCGAGCGCGATTCTTGACGAAGCCAGCTTCATCCGTCACGCTTCTTTCAGGGAGCTGAAATGCAGCTCTCAGATTCGGGAGCAATAACATGACAACATCGGAATTCGTGCAGATGTGGATCTGCATCATTCTCTTAATGGGCATCGCCTTAATGATTGGATACTCAATCGGTCTCAAAGATGGCCAGCGTGAAGGCTACTTGCGCGGCCGTGCAGTATCACGTCACATCGCAAGCAAGGAGTCAACACGATGAGCTTCTTAGACGGATATGAAGACATCGCCGCTCGCATCACTAGATTCCAGAAGACTTTCAGCAGCGGCCGCATAGAGACATCGATCATCGACTTTTCAGCCAAGGATGGCTACATCTTGGTAGAAGCTCGCGTCTATCGTCAAAGCGATGACACACTGCCAGCCGGTATCGATTACGCATTCGGACACGTCTCAACTTACAACGTCCAGATGAAAAAGTGGTACGTCGAAGATACCGTCAGCTCTGCAATTGGTCGCGCTTTGAATCTCGTACTAGGTGCAATAAATCTGCCGGATGGCGTATCGAATGCACGTCCGACTCGACAGAATATGGAGCAGGTCGAGCACAGCGATGCAGCTCTGGCAAAAGCAGCCAACGAAGATCCATGGGCAATCTCGCAAGACGTAGGGATGCCGAATATCGGATCAGCAATTGAAGCAATCACGGACAAGATTGGAGCTGAAGTCTTGGCCGAAGCTCCGCGCTGCGTCCACGGTACTCGCATATGGCGTGAAGGTGTCAGTCAGAAGACTGGCAAAGCATGGGCGAATTTCAGCTGCACAGAGAAGTCAAAAGCTTCTCAATGTGATCCGCTCTGGTACGTAATGACAAGCGGTGGCACATGGAAACCACAGATCTAGCATGGGCGCGATCCAAGCATTCGGAATCGGTGAGTGGGATTACTGCGACAGCTGCTCAAAGCCAACACCTAAGAGCGAAGGCGTCATGGAGCGGATTGACCAGCAAGACATTCTCTTCTTCTGTCGGGAGTGTGCCAAGTGAGATGCTTCTTCAAGCACGTCTGGATCTACATCACGGACAAGTCCGACCATCAATGGAAAGAATGCGCCAAGTGCGGAGTGATTCGATGAAGTACAAATCGACTCAGAAGATGCAGCAGCTCTGCCACGTTGCAGCACTGGCCAGACTATGCGCCACAGAAGAGCAAATTATGGGATCAGAGCCACGGTATAACCGAGGCTTAAACTTCCACGAAAGAGTCACAGAACTCGCGCAAGCTACAGAAGCAGAATGGATCGTGGCCAACTATCTCGGCTATGAATTCAATCCATTTCGAGACACGATGAAGACTCAAGCTGATGTGGGAGACAAGTTTGAAGTCAAACACACCGAGAACGGATTTCATCTCATCATCTATCCGAATGATCGAATCACAGATGTGGCAGTGCTGGTCACTGGCAAGTCTCCAGAATTTCATATCATCGGATGGATTCCGGTCGCCATGGCCAAGCGTCCACGCTTTAAGAAAGCCACGCAAGACTCATGGTGGGTCAATATGCGCGATCTGCAACCAATGGAAAATCTGACAAGGAGCTCCTATGGAACAGCTGCGATATGAGTGCAGAGTCGAGAAGAAAGTGCAGAATCATGGCGTCTTGGCTGAATTCAATCTAGGCGATGACCATCTCTGCGTCCAATGTCTTGGATGTGGTGTGATTGGTGTGGTTAGTAGAGCGGATGCACAGTGATGGCAGACTATGACTTCAGATGTGAGATGTGTGATTCTCGATTGACAATATCTCGACCGATAACAGATCAGCTCAGTCGTGATCCATATTGCGAGAGCTGCATGATTCCAATGAAGCGCGTGTGGTCAGCTACTCCGGCCATATTTAAGGGCAAAGGATGGGGCGGAAGCAAATGAATAGTTATCAACAGCCTGTGGATAACCTATATCCGACACGCCGAAATCCCGTTCAAGTTATCCACATACTAGCGAGTAACTTGACTAAGGCAGTACGCTGTCATCGCGTAAAGCGAGCCGCTGAGGCGGATAGCTCGCAAGCGCGAATGCAGCTAAGGCCACTCCTATGCCTATTGATAGGCGTTGCATTACAAACGACGATACCAAGTGCGCAAGCTATAGGCACAAAGACAGATGCCGATCACTTTAAGTTATATGCACATTCAAGGATCATTACTTGGTCAGAGACTAAATGCTTCATCGCTCTCATCGATCGAGAGAATAGACACTGGAATCCAAAAGCAAAGAATGGATCGCATTACGGAATAGGCCAGATGCGAAATACAAAATACAGAGAGCTCGACGGATACCGTCAGATTGACTGGACACTTCGTTATATTGCAGGTCGATACTCCACTCCATGCAAAGCGTGGGAATTCTTCAAAGCGAATGGCTACCATTAAGCCATGACAATGCACAGCCAGCGCAAGTCCAACTCAACACACTGGAAGAAGATTCGATTAAGGATCTTGCAGCGTGATGGATATGAATGCTATTGGTGCGGAGCTGACGCAACGACGTGCGATCACGTGATACCGGTGGCAAGAGGTGGCACAGATGAGCCGGACAACCTTGTCGCAGCTTGTAAGAGATGCAACTTCTCTCGTCAAGACAAGATGCCAGATGAATTCATTCTCGCTCAACGCGCAAAGGCTTCCAATTTTTTAGGACGCGATTCCAC